AAAGTTATGCGGACGATTGGAATAAAAGAAATCCAAATCACAAAGGTTGGGTTGACCCACTTTACACCCACTCACCACAGCGCACAGAGCAAGAGCCTGCGGCTTGGAGTATTTCGCCAGCAGTCAAAGGCGAGGATGGGCGTTTGTATGCCTATACCAATGAAAAAGAATGGGCCTTGTCATTAGTTTCAAAGGGTCACGAAATTAGACCACTTGTGTATGGCGACACCACCTTATTGCAGCGAACATGGGTAGGGCTAGAAGGAGAAGAAATTAGGAATTTGTGGGAAGAAGCTACAAAACCAGACAGAAGCACAATGACTATGGTTACATCATTTGCTAGAGCCATTGAAGCCAAACTCAAGGAAAAGAACAATGGATAAAGACGAACAAATTACACGCATGGCACAGCCAGAGCAAGAGCCAAAGCCAGCTACGGTGTTTGATGACATTGATGACGATATTCCTGATATTTGCTGTCAGCAATACGATACTTGTTTACGGCCTTGTACGCCAAGAGGTGTGCATCTTGCACAGCGCACATGGGTAGGGCTGACGGATGATGAAATGGAAGCGACATTTATAGAGTGCGGAGGCAAGTGGAACGGTGACTTTTGGAAAATTGAAGATGCTGACTTTCACCCATTTTTAAGAACAATTGAAGCCAAACTCAAGGATAAAAATTCTTGATTGTAAAAATACGCACGTTTTACGGTAAGCAACGGGGTCTAAGAGGTGACCGACAGCATCAAGTGGATGAGGGAGTTGCTTGGTTATGCCAAAAGTGTGGACAGGTGATCTCGCATGAACACCTGATCCACAAACACTTTTGCAAGACTCAGATTAAGCCTGTAGTCCATTCAGATAAGTAGTCTTACCCGCAACCTTAACGGCTGTGAGTTCCTGATTCTTCAGGTTGTTGGGGTCATACGATACATGAACCCAACCAGAGTTAGGCTGACCCTGTGTGTAAAACTCCAATATCAATTGCGTATAGTCAAGATTGTCCATAATCCATTGAGCCAGTTCAGGGTTAGGAATACCATCAATCTCAATATCGGCTGCTCTTCCAAGGCAATGATCTGAGGTCTTCGATCCGCCCACAGCAGCATTACTTTCAGGACTGCGAAAACCGCTATTCACGGTAACAGACTTGCCGAAATGCTCTCTAACAGGCTGTAGGACGTTCTCACACAATGCTTTGAGGTTCTCAATGGTTGCTTCATCAGGGGTGTTGTCTAGACCCAAACGAGTGGCAGTGTCGGACTTGGTGAGTTCTTTGAGGGTGAAGTTGGCTGAGAGATTCATTTCATGTTCCTTAAGGTTTCGTAGGATTGGATACAGGTGTTGAGTTTTCGGATGGCAGCATCTCCTTCTGAGGCGATGGAGATAAGAGTTTCACTAACCGATCCACTAAGTTCGGTTCGTGTTTCTCCGCTGTCACTTCCAGAGGCAGAGGCGGCAGTTGTGGAGGGGCATACGGTGCTACTTTGGGTTGGGATTGACAAGCGCAAATTGCCAGTGGCAATATCAGCCCGTAGCTTAGTTTCTTTAGTCTTTGCGACATTTTGGGACTTCCTTAAAGTATCTGCATAAGTGTTGGCAACCTTTGCCATGTTCTGCTCAGTTTCCCGTGCCTTGGCATTCAGAGCCGCAATCTCAACTTGCTGGCGCACATTCTCATCATGCTTACCCTTAGAGTATCCACCGCCAAAGGCAGAACCAATGGCGATGAGAATACCCAAGATTACCCAAGGATTAAACAGACTCATGGCTTAGGCGGTTCATCATTGTCAACAACTTCAGCCTTTGATGTCGCAGTAGCTATTGCTTTGACACCAGAGCGACCAGCAACACCACCAAGAACACCAGTGATAAACACCATAATGGTATTGATCTGCTGAGTGTAAATCTTGTCAATTGCTGCCATGCCTGACATTGGTTGAGTCACAAATGAGACTGAATACAGGAACATTGCCACCGATCCAAGAAGAATCAGGGTCAAGGAAAAGATTACGATTGCCCAAATTCTGACTTCAATTTCATCAGAAGTCATGCGAGTATTTTTGTTCATCACGATTGTTGGCATCACTTTTTCTCCGGTTCGGGTTTAACAAGTTGTTCAGGGCAAGTGGCTGTAGCGGTGCAAATAGGTGGTTTACAGTCAGGGTTTTGCCAATTTTGAGGGTCTTGACATTTATATCTGAACCGATCCTCACAAGCAGTCAACAAGACTAGCGTTATCAAGAAGAATATTTTCATTTATCTTTCTCCCTTTCCTTTTGTTCAATCTTTTGCCGCATTTTCTCAACCTTTTCGACCTGAGCCTTAGCCTCATTCTTAGTCTCCAAGATGTCAAGATAAAGAAATCCCATCAGTGGCAACAACAAGGCAATCAATACGCAACACGCTATCCAAGCCACTATGTCTTCCTCCACTGACTTACGAACAGTAACCACGCCCATAGGTAGAGGAGGAATATAAAAGTCGCTGCTAGGTACGCTAGTTTTAGCTGGAAGTTTCTTTCTTCCTCCTTGCGTTGCCATAGTTCCTGCCTCTTTATTGCCTCTTGTTTTAACCTTGCCTGAGTTTGCTCCTCTTGTATTGTCTCTCTCATTGCAAATACCTCTGAGTACAGTGCGCCCATCTCAGGAGGACTCTGGTACACCATACATTCCCTGATCTGCACCACCAACTCAGCCATTTGCTGCTGTGCCATCACCCTCTTTAGAGCCGCTTCCATGTGGTTCTGGTCAGGGTCGTAGACGCTTCTAGACTTTTCTTCTTCTTCCCTTATGTGCGCTTCTAATTGCTCTTGAATCTTGAAGAACTCTGTCAGACTTTGGACGATACCAACTTTGACTTGAGTTTCATCAACAGGTGCATAAACAGACTTTTTAGCCTTAGCAACAGGCTTTGCAGCTTGAGGCTTAGGTTTAGCACCAAAGAGTTTGCGGAGTTGATTCCAGAAAGTATTAAGTTCTTTGCCAATAGCAACGACTTGCTCACCAGTTTGCTTAACTTGGACAAACTGCTCTTTAGCTTGCTTATAGAGTTCGCAACCTTGCTGAATCTGCTTGACCAGACCAGCCGCCATGAGGCATAACGTGATTGGATCAATTTCAGTCTCCTTTTTTCAAGGCATCTTCAATTCGTGCTTTCAGTTTGCGGTCTTTTACAAATTGATTTGCATAACGAATTCCAGCTAAAACAGGAATTGGTAATCCTGTGAATGCAAGACCACCACCAACCTCAGTTATTGCCAATAGAATAGTTCCAGCAGTACCAGATGTATTTACCAAAGTTCCGGGCGGTACTGTTTGAACATACTGCAAAACTTCATTCAAATCACGAATGGTTTGAGCCTTATCCTTGCCAAGCACAATATCTAAACGACCATTTTTGTCCAAAGCTGTGATTGCATCATTAAGTTTTGCTGGCGAAACAATCTTTCTACCCATTGAATCAGTTCCAACGCCACTTGTTGAAACTTCTTGAATGTGATTGATGGTTGATCCTTGAACCTCTTTCCATGCAGACTGACCATCTTTTCCACTAGTGAATAAAACACGCTTTAGGAAAGTAATTTCTTCTGGACTACCATTCAAAATTGATTTTTGGAATACTTCACTAGCCTCAATTTTGGGATCATCCTTGCCTTTAACTTTGGTAAGTAAATTAGCAACAACAGCACGACCCTCAAACTTCCTAGCTTGTTGCTCACGCAATGCTCTGGCTTGTTTGTACAAATCACCGCCAACACCATCAGTAGATGCGTCAATTACTTGCTTGAGTTCACTACCAAACTTTTTATTTGTTGGTTCTATGCCAATTGTTTTGCCAATGCTTTGACGCAATAACTCAGTATTTTTTAAATCTGCTGGCAAGGCTCTGATTGTTCCATCATCAAGTTGCTCAAATACTCCAAGTTGAATGCCTTTATTTTTTGCAACATTGATAATAGGCGCAACTGATGATTCTGGCATATTTTGATTAATGTAGTCAGCCAATGAATCAAGTTTTACTGGTGCTTGAAGTTGACCAGCATTTTCAGCCTTTGTATATGCTGCATTTGTCTTTGCTTTTGCGCCTTGCCAACCTTGAGACAAAGCATCAATTACTTTGTTTCCTGTACCCGCAAATCCAGTTTGAGCCGCTTTAGCACCTGTCATTTCCATTAAGGCATCAAAGTTTTGCAAAACTTCCAAATTATTTTGTTCAACTCTTTGACGTAAAGGTGCGCCCAATTCACTTTTCATTTGTTCTTTTTCAAATGCAAGTTGTCCAGCCTCACGGGTTGCAGCACCCTTAGTTAACGTCACTGGTACAGGCAGATTTTCTGCTGTAGTTGAACGAACTAAAGGCATTGCGGTAGCTGCCGCACCACCACTTTGACGCATAGCTTGTGCTGATGGGGCTTCTTGGAAAGCACTACGAACAGTAGAAACTCCACGCTGGACAGGTGCAACAATGGCTTGTTTTGCACCTTGAGAAAACAAACCTGATGGCATCACTGGCGCAATTGGAATCAACTCAGACCCTACTCTACCAAGCATTTCAACCTGTTCTTGTCCAGCCTGAGTCCTTGGTGCATAAGTGTATTGTTGACCACCAGCGGCTGCACGTTCTTCAATCCTTTTAGCCGCTTGAGGAGTACCAAACTGACCAGATTTCAACTCCTCATAAGCACCAGTTATAGCCCCTCCAACAGTACCAGCAAGGCCAGTAGTGCCGCCAGTTAAGAGAGTCAATCCTGTCTCACCAGCACCAATCAACTTTTCACCAAAAGTAGGTTCTTTATAGGGTTCAGGTTGTGGCTGAGTTTGTGGCTGCGGCATTTTAAAATCTTCAGGTTTAGCTAAACCGTTACGAATAGCCTTTTCCATGATTTGAGCCTTGGTTGTTCCCTCTGGGACATCCTTAATAACTACGCCGTTTGGCAGTTCAATATCCATGACAATCCTTTAATTTAGGTCATTCCAGCTTTTTGCGGATTTACCCGATCTTTGCGTTGGTATTTGTTGAACAGCAGCACCTGAGTCTATCTTAAGCAATCCCTCATATGGATTCAAAATATCGGATTCATCACCACCCAAGTCTTTGTTTTTCTTGATGTATTGTTTGCGATAAACATTTAACTGAGATTGTCTGTTCTTAACAATGTCATTTGCCATACTTTCCAACTCTTTACGCTGTTGAGGAGTGAAACTGCCACCTTCCAAGACACCTTGAACAAGCAACTGAAATCTTCTTGGAAGACTTGGATTCCCCGTAATGGTTTTCTTGTCACCTTCTTGAACTGCACCAGATGGGTCATACATCTTTGCAATGTTGTACAAGAGCGCTCCATCAGCACTTGGATTGCCAGCATTAGCACTTGCAACTGCTGATTGAACAGCTTTAAATCTATTAGCTACCTCAACATCACCACCAGACTTCAGGAATCCTTCCCATTTAGTCATAACATCAAGACTTGCTTTAGCCGTAGCAGTTGGGTCTTTCAAGTCAACCTGAACCTTTGGTGCTTTTGCAGCGGCATCTTTTGTTGCCTTTTCATCTGCTTTTACATTGACTTTTTCTCTTTGCTCAGGGGTCAAGTCATAATAATTTTTGTTGAAATCTGTTAATGCAAATGCTTCTCTATCACTACCAACAGACGGCCTTGGCTCTGGCTTTTCAGGCTTCATTAGTCGAGCTTTTTCTTCTTCTGCATCTTTATACTCAACGCTATCAGGCGGCAACATACGCATCTTCTGATTGAGTTCATTGATGCGGTTAGAGACTTGCAAAGGTACACCTATTGCAGCTTGACGTTCTTTGTTTGCTTGTGCAATCTTAACCAAAGAACTACGGGCATTGTCAGCAATCTTCATTGCCAAGTCAGGTGCAACTTGTGCATATTTTTGAGCAATTTGAAGTTGTTGATTAGGATTACTTGGGTCTAACTCTTTCAATATTTGCTGTTGCAAGCCAATCATCTGTAACTGTGGGTCTTTAGCACCCAAAGCACCGCCAATAGCACCACCCAACTGTTGACCACCAAGGTACAGGCTGTATTGCGCCCGTGCCATTGGATCAAGTGACGCATACTGCATTGCCTGTGCTTGCATTGCTTCATTTTGCTTTTGTTGATACAAAGCACGTTGCATGGATTCGACTTCAGGAAACATCCCTTGAACAATTGATGATTGTTGAGGTTGTTGACCAGAAGTGAAATATTCACGAGGGTCTTGAGTTTGCATTTCGTTATTTCGCAAATCACTAGGCATAAAAGCAGACAAATCCATAGGTCTTTGTGTAAAAATTGATTCTGGTTGAAAAGAATCAACAGTTTGAGCAGAAGTATCTAATGCGCCTCTGTATGGCACACCAACTGTTGATACAGCCTCTGTTGTAGCAACATCTTGTGCAGACATAGGATTAGCTTGGCTTAAAGGATATAACCCTAATAGTTTATCTAATTCCTGTTTACTCATCCCACCACCAAAAAGATTGCGAGAGCCAGTACCAACGCCATAATCATCAAATAATTGATCAGCCATGATTTTTTCCTTTAACCGAATGTTGTTGGTGCATTTGGTCGATAATAATTCTCAAAAGCACCTTGTGGAATGTTATATCCAGCCGCACCTTGAGTTGCACCTGATGTGCCTCTATTCTGGAAATAGTTTGAAACACCTTGACCAAATTGTTGATTATTTGCAAGACCACTTAGAGCCGTAGCAAATGGGTTATAGGCATTTGCTTGTTGTTGAGTCAATGCTGCACCTATACCACCTCTTAATAAATCAGCACCAACATTAGCACCAGCAGTAGCGGCTCGACCACCTAAAGCAGAACCCATCTCCAAAGGTTGTTGACCAAGTTGCTCAAGAGTAGAGCCAGCACCCAAATATGTCGTAAACGGATTCAATGCACCGACTTGACCAGATTGATACTGATTCATCAATTGAGAACCGCTACCAAACAATCCAGCACCAAATGCAACATTCTGCTGACCAGCTTGTTGAGCATTAGCAGCCAACTGAGCATCTTGTTGAGCCATTGCGTTGTAATACGCTTCCATTTCAGGAGAGGCAGCACCAAAGCCAGCCGCACCACTAGGACGCATACTTGTAGCACCAACAGACAAACCACCACGACCTTGCTGATACAACTGATTTTG